TCAATTTCATTTCGTTGTTTTACCATTACAAAAATCCTCCAATGCTTCTATTCTATCACAATTCGACGACCGTTTCCATCAACTAGTAGTACGTTTCCGATTGTTTAAAAAACGCGTACTTTGCCAAAATATCGTTTTCGTCATTTCTCGATAAAATAAAAAAGACGTATTCATTTTCGTATTCATTGCCCGCATAATTGAGAGAACGAGCCCGAGGGCTTTTTTGTTTGCCGTTATAATAGACAATCTTTGAAATTGCCGTTATAAGCACAAAAAAGGCCACCTCAAGGGTGGCTTATTTCAATTATCGTATATTCTCTAAATTCTTCTCGATCCATTCAAGGCGATTTTGACGGCCTGATGGTATTGGTCTAGGGTCTTGAGAATAATTCTTGAACCGCAGTTGAAGCATATAACTGTCCTCGACTTTGCTACTTTCCAAGGCCACCTCAAGATAAGCGTTAGCAATCCAATTTCCGCCCGCCGTGTACATTCTGCCTGTGCCCCCAATAATATCATCACGGCTATTCTCGATCCATTTTAGGAGTTGTTGCTTTTTGAATTGGTCATAGTAAGCATGGAACGTCATATTCATTTTAAGTGAATTGCTGAAATAATAGTAATCTTGAGCCTTACCAATCATAGCAAGTTCGAAATCATCAAATAAGCAATCTAGCATGGCATTGACCCTTGATGCCCCCATCTTTTCGATAGAAGTTTCGCCATTCTTGAATTTTTGCCAGTTAGCGTCCGTGAATTTGATATTAGGAAGACGGTAGAAGTCGTTCTCATAACGGAAATACCGCCCCACATATTCCAAAATTAAGCCTTTAATATCATTATTGATTTCCATTTTTTTTCTCCTTTTACTTTAAAAATTAAGCAAGTACGCTTTTTGGATACCATTTTGTAGAAATGCCATAAGGTGTTACGATTTCAAGTTTAACAGCTTTTTCAGTTTCCTCAACTAAATCTTTAACACTGATCGCAGTAACAGACATGAACGCCAAATCTTTTTTATTGCGTCCGTAAAATTCTTTTTCGGCAAACCATTTTTTGACACCTTGAAATTTAACATTTGAAGAACGGAAGAAATAGAAATCATCTGCCATGTGTTGGCGTTTAACAGTCTTCCAAGCCAATTTCAACGCAGTTGAGAAAGTTACGTCATTTTTTTCATTTTTGAAGATTTTCCATGCTAGGCTCATTACTTGTGATTTCATTTTGATTTCTCCTTCATTTATCTTACATATTCATTATATATCATATATGATAGTTTGTCAAACACTTTTCATAAAAATAATTAAATATTTTTTATTTCTGGAACTAGTTTCAGAATAAGGCAACAAAAAAAGCCCCCTCAAAAAGAGGGGGGTTGTGTGTCTTATATGTTTATGTTTCTATAAAGTTTCTGGCCACGGATCATCTGTGATATACGACATATCAGTAAATCGCAAGTCTCCGATATCCCGATCTGTTGGCACTGGATCATCGAATTGTAAGCGTAGCTGGTTGCCGTCACCCGGCCCACCTAAATAAAATGTTCCCAAACGTTTCCCCTTGTCATTTGTCATAATACCCAGTTTTGAGTTGGTCGCACGAAAACCGACGGGTATACCGCCGACGTTTAAGATGACAACGTTTCGCTCACGGTCTGACCCTTGTGGGACGTAACTGGGCGCACCTCGTCTCACGATACCAAACCAACCCCACGATAGACCACCGAAGCCGACCTCTACCGTGGAGTTTATACGTCTAAACTCAACATATGCGTTAGTTTGATTTGAGTTGATATTTCTTGGTCTAATTTTGACATCGCCAAACAATACAGCCCAAGCGTTTTGCCCAGTCCCCGCGGTCTTTTTGATCCATTTCACCGCTCCGTTCTTCGCGGTCGTGTCGATGTACGTCGTCCCGATCTCCGCGTTCAGATTGTAAGGGAATCCTTGGCCCTTGAGCTCTCTCGCGACGTTTTGATTCGTCGGAGTGTCTGATCCTCGATTGATAGCCTCGAGATCCTTCTTTGTAGCAAGCTGTGTCACGTCTGGAAGTTTCGACTTGGTAATGAACGGATCGCCACCATTCGCGAGCTTGCTATCGATCAACGCGTCAAGTCCGAGCTCTAAATGCTTCTCCTTGATATTGGTTGTCATTTGATTTTGAAGTGTCGCATACGTCGGAAACAGCTCATACGCTCTCGTGGTCGTCAATGCTGACGCTTGTTGGCCCTCGAGGTTTCCAATATCGCGTCCAATCTGTTGGATAGCTTGTTTTAATTTATCCATTCAACGCCTCCTTAGAGGGTATTTTTTGCACTATTATAGATTTGTACAAAATCAGTATTTTCGAGATCTGTGAATTTTTGCCCGAGCTCGGTCATTTTGGAAACGATCGCGCTGTCCGAGCTTCCGCCCGCTTGGATCTTCTCCGCGATCTCCTTCAAAGTGTCAAGCTCTTCCGGAACGCCTTCGCCCAGAATAGCTGTTTTCACGCCTTGGATTGCGGTATCAAGTTGCTCTTGTGTGATCCCACCTTGCCCGATCTCGCTCTTGTCGGCTTTGCTTGCTAGCGTGGTATTGATTCTTTTTACGTCAGTTCCTATGGCACTGACTAAAGATTTTAAATTCTCTGTATTTAAACTCATTTTAAATCCTCTTATTAAATTTTAGCTAAATTGTATAAAGTCGTCAGATCTGGAAATTCTTCCGTGATCCCGCTCTCTTTGTGTGCTTCGATGAATTTTCCGATCTCTGCCTTGACGTCATTCTTAACGAGCTCGAGAACTTGCTCGCTTGTGTACTCGTCCGCGGACTGAATCACGTCAACGCGAACGTTTTGATCGCTTGGAAAGACGTACCCACCGCACGACACCTCGACAAGATAGCTCTCGACTGGAAGGACCTTCGAAATTCGAAACATAACTTTTGAATTAGTAACAACGCCATTGAATACAGCCTTACCTTTAGACGACGCGAGCGTAATTGTCGCATTTTCGCCTTCGAGCTCGACCGGCTTCCAATATTCGTCTAATAATTCAAAACCAAAAAGGGAAGCGGAATCGCCTTGTTTGACGATCCGACCTCCCTCGATCTGCCTTAAATTTGTAGAATTCAATCTATTCATTCAGGCCTCCTCTATTCTTACATATCCACGCAATCGTCGAGATACTTATCTTCTACCCATTGCGCGCTGTCTGGATGGTTGATTCGTGCCCACCCGTTCAATTTCTCATAGACGCGGACACGAGTCCCGGCCGGCAAGAATTCCTTGTCTTGGCTATCGATACGTGGTCCGGCTTCGACGTAATAATCAGTCGTGAGCGTGCCTTCGTAATATGGCTTGTCTGACTTGTTCAAACGTGTATTCACGTCAAGCTCGCGATCGAATTCGCTTTGCGCGGGCGTTGGTACGGGTGTACCACTTTCACGGAAGACAATCTCGCGAGGGCGACCATTGAGATCCCAGATATAGTTATAATCATTTTCGCTCACGCCGTCCATGCCGTAATTGCAATGGATAGCTGTGTTCTCTCCGGTCATAATCAAAATATGGCCGAATGATCCGAGAGAGCTTGATCCGTCTCGCGGAGCCCAGATCACCACGTCCCCACGACGAGCGTCGAAAGTGCCATCCACCGCGTCGAAGATCTTCGGATATCCGATAGTTGGGAGCACTCGTTGAAGCGTCTCTGTGTTATTGTTAAGGTTGATCTCGAGCGCGTATGATACAGCACTAGAACAATCAAACTCGATACGTCCGTCTCCGTCTGCGTCGTTCCCGTTGCGGTCTCCCATGTCGTAATGGACCGGGATCGCTTGCAAGTGGCGCATACGAGCAATACTTGATTCAATTTTACTCATTGAAAACCTCCTTATTTCTTCCACTCGTCGTTAGCAGCTTTGACGGCTGCTTCGATAAAGGTATTCAATTCTTCATTCGTCAAGTGGATATTTTGAGACTCAAGGCCCTCAATCAAGCTCGTTTTAGCGTGCTCGAGTTTATCCTTTCCGTGGATATCCAACTTGTCAGCTACTTGCTCTGTGGCCCGTACAGCGTTTTTCGCCAAGATCTCCACGATCTCAATTGCCTTCTTGCCCCCACGCATATATAAGTATTTCTTGAGCGCTTGGACAATGATCCCAGTCAAAACCACGAAAATACTCATAGCTGATGAAGTAATAATATTAGTAATTTGATCCATTTTATTTTTCCTCTCTAATTTCAAGATCTAAAAATCGCTCGAATAGCACTCTTATAGCACCATTCCCGCCTAATTCGACGTAACTTTCATATAATTTCGATAGCTCCTCGATCTCGTGCTGGTTTGTGTGTCCGCGTTTTAACGCGTTCTTCAAATTCTCCTGCAATCGAAAACGTTGAAGCCGTTGTAAACCTTTCCCGATAATCGTCAAATTCTTGTTGTTATCTTTTCCGATTTCTTCCACGTTCGATACTGACTTCTCGAGGGTGTCTATCTTATTAGATAGACCCTCAAGACGTTTGTCAGCTTCCTTTGAAGTTTTGGTACTTTTGAACGAAAAGTAACTGGGAATAATCACGACTAAAACGGGAGTTAATTTGTCAACTAATGCTAATAGGTCCAATTTTACCACCCCCCTATTAAATCACTAGCTTACTGTACCGGTTGAGTTTCAAGCTCTCCCGCTGGTTTTGGCTCTTCTTGTTTTGGCTCTGTCCATTTCCAGATGCCAATCTTGCCGTTTTGGTGCAATGTTTCCAATTGCTCAAGTGTTTCACCTTGATAAGTAAAAGGTTCGGTTACTTGAATCATGACGCGTTTACCTTCGCTAAATTTCTCGGTATGGTTTGGATCTTCGAGCGCGAAAATTGCTTGCGCCGGATAGGTTACCCCAACTTTTCCAAGATCCACTAACTCGAGGCCACGCTTGAAGACTGTCGGATCTAGCGGACGATCAACGTCAGTCACTCGAGCAAGAACGCTCCATTCTGCGACTTCTTTCACTTTTTGGATTGCTTCGTCCTTCTTCGCAAGTTTAGCTTCGTATTCTTCCGCTTGCGTGTGCAAGTCTTCTTGCAATTTCTTGACGCCATCCGCCGGATTGAACTCCGTCGCAACTTGTCCGAGGACTGCTTGGATCAATGCTTCGTCTGATTCGTCATATCGATCACCAATAAGGACGCGATCGAATGCTGTGTATGGTGACTCTTGACGGATTGCGACGAAAGTCCGGTTGTTGTCATGGTATTTATTTACTACTTTAAAAGTCATATATTTTTATTCTCCCTTGTTTTGGTTTGCTACTTCATCAAATAGCTCTTTCAATGCCTCGTCTGCCTCGAGGGTTTGGCTTACTTCGTTTAGTCGTGCTTGTGCTTGTTCAAGCTGTGCTTGCGTTTCTGCTAATTTTTCTTGAGCTTCCTCGTATAAGACCTTGTAATTTGTAGCCTCTACGATTGAGTTCGCGAGCTTCTGCGCGATCTCGTTTACAAATTTATTGACTGTGTTCATGGTATCCTTTCTAAATGTTCGTCCGATAATACCCCGGCGCACCTAAATTAGCACGTTTCAAATGATCTTCAATCCCTTTGAAATTTTTGTCAATCAGATTGAAGAGTTGAACTAATGAATGCCCCTTTAAAAATATTGCCTTCCCGGCTACTAACGTATCATCTAAAGTTATTTTATTAAGTCCCCACAATTCTTTAGTGTCATTATCAAGACTTACCCCGGTTGAAAGAGAATTAGAAGAAAAGTCCATACGCTTCCCGTAAAAAGTAATCGCCGTTTGCACGTTGCTACCCTGTCGCCCGTTCCATATCTGGATACCCGCGGATGTATGTTCAATCCCTGTTTGGCCGTTCCGGTTGCTCATTAATGAAGTATATGCACAAGGTACGCCATTGATAGCGCCTTGACCGAAAATTAGGAATTGCATAGGTTTACCCTCGAATCTATTTCTAATCCCCACGTCTGCTTCATTCATTTCTAACCATCCGGTCTGTAAGTCAAAATCAGTAACGCCATTAAGAGACGATAACTTACCGCCTTTTATGATGTTTGCTGTTAACCCCTCGGTTGCGATATTCTTCGCTGTTACATTGATAAGATTAGCCTTGCTTGCGTCGATCTCGTCAATGTGAGCTGTGCCGATTTGAGCCTTGCCGATCATGGATTTTTTAATCACCCCGTCTTTGATGATGGTCTTCTCACCGACTGAAAGCAAGCCCTCGTTAATTCGGACAGATCCGTCCGGGTTGAGGTTGATCGCCCCAAGTACGTCCCCGGCACTTGTCAAATTCTTCACCGACCAAGACCCCGCAAGCTGTGTGACTTGCGTCCGTGTAGCCTCGACTGTTCGATAGGCGTCGTCGAATTGACTCGGCTTATATGATCCCGTGTGAGGCCCACGAACGAGCATAGGCTCTTTAATTTGAACATATCCGTTTTTAACTAAATAGAAAAATACCGGATTGTTTCCCACTTGGTCGAATTCCAAGTCCTCCGACATTTTGAAAGTGCCTTGGAATTCTTGCCATTCGGTCGAGACGGGAGTCTCCGGATTCGCGATCGTTTTATGCAAAACTGACTTGTTTTGCGAGTGATTTTTGATCGTCACGCAAAACTCATGATCGAGTTGTTGCATGATTCTATACTTAAATCCTAAAGTATAGACTTCGCCTTTTAAGATTTTAGGAACGTACAATGGAAGCGTGAATCCGCCCCAGTTAAAACTCGTTAGCCCTCGGGCGTAAATCGAAAAGACTCCGTTTTGAGGCGAAATTATGACGCCGGGTTTCCCACCCACCACCGTGTTTTTATTCATGGTTTGCGAATTCACGATCAGATTGTTATCACTAACGACGAGATTATTGACTTCTGTCTGGAAGATTTCGCTAGACATAACAAGCCGTGATAGCTTGTCTGGTGCGTCTGTTTCACTTGTTCCGATAATACGCTCGTACAGCTTATTAGTTTCAGTTAGCTTCTGAAATTCGACTGTCTGCTTTGAGATTTTCTGATTTATACCAAGTAAAGCCCGGCCTATATCATTTTGTTCGGCAAAGTCGTTTTTGATATTTTGGTATATCTTATTATAAATAACCCCACTATCGGTCTGTTTGAGCGTCTCTGTGACTTTTTGAGTCAAGTCTTGACTTGATAAAATCTGCTGTTTGATCTGGTCTGATAACTTGGTTGTGTCCGGCAATGTTCCGGCTTTTTTAAGAGCCTCTTCTGCTCGCTTGTTAGCTTCTGCGATGGCCTTGTCGGTTGAGGCTTTGGAATCTGTAAACATTTTCTCAAGCTTCGAGCTGTCGAATTTTAGGTGTTTGAGCTCCCACTCCGAACCGTTCCAAAAGTACAGCTCGGTCTCTTCTCCGACGGTCAGATATAACAGATCTCCACGATGAAGAGTGCCCCGTGGTTGATCCCGAGGCTTCTCCGCTCCATAGTAAGTCGTGGTCTTGCCGTCAGCACTAACAAGGGCCCGTGTGGCAATAGCAAGGGCGCTTTCCGCGTATTCCTTACTTTGGCCCACGTTTCGCATAATCGAGCCCTCGGACGAGATAGCCTTCTGGACTGTGCCAATATCGTTACACGTTACCTTGTGGGATAATAGCCGACCCGTTACGTCATAATGGCTCTCATAAGACACGATACGGATCTTCTCACGGAATCCGATCGTCTCATTAATAGCCATGATATAGTCACCGGCTCGAGGCTGTGTGTACTTGTAGCCGGCCCGTGTCAAGTCTTCCATTTCGAGTTGAACTGAAATAGAGTATGAATTGTCCACGTCGTGCTTGATACGCTCTAATAACTTCCCGGTCTCTTTGTACCGTTCGTCGCTGACCGGCTCGCCTTCGATACGGCCATAGATTCGAGCAAGCGGGCTTTCGTATTCTGCTTCATATCGTCCCGCGTCATGATTGTTTTCGTCCTTCCAAGCTCCGAAGCCCTTCTTATAAGTGATAAAAGCTCCGATATTCTTTTCGAGTGTGAGCTCGTTCATGTTGAAATTTTTCCGGACGACTGTCGAGAGATCCGTCCCGACTTTCTTCACAATCCGGACGACTTTCCCAGTCACCGAGAACTCGAGCCCCGCTGCCTTGATAATGTCTTTAAACATAGACAGACGTTTCGCGTTCCCGAAATTTTCTTTCCGGATTGCTTTTGCTTCCGCTTCGATAGTGTAACGATACCCGCTATTTTTAAAAATAGCCTCGATATAGACTTCGAAACGATTCGAGCCATTAAAGACTTGATAGCAATTGGAATGATCGAAATCATAGAAGAATTGGTGAACTGCGTCGAACGACACGGACAAGCTCCGGCCCTCGTCTTTGGGCTTCGCGTAAATGATCTTGTACGTTTCGCCATCCCAGTCAAACGACCACCCACGATCAATCTTTGATAATACTTTGTCATTCGAAAGGATGGTCCCGGACACGGAACGCTCGCCGTTTACCGCGTTTTTGGTGGTGAATTCGACTTGCGCCCCGTACCCGTTGCCTTTTTCATCGTAAAAAGTAAGCATTTCTCCTCCTTCCTACTTGTATAATTCCTTGAATCCGAGGATCTTGATCGTGCCTCTAAAATTCGTAAACCAAGGTATTTTTTTGTTGATTTTCGGACGAATCACGAAATATTCAAAATTAGTCCGATTGTTGACGTTCGTTTCATTCGTCCCAACCACTAACACCGTTTCAATCCCACGCAAGAGTAACTTCTGCCCAGATCGGATCGGCGTTTCTGCGTGTCGGTACGTAAACCGACGGCCGTCAATTTCAACAAAAAAGTCGGTATTGTCAGCACTTGCGGTCAATTCAACGACAAACGGGACTTCGAGTTGGCTCAACTGTGCCGTGCCCTCATAATCAAACGTATTCGTTGAGAGCACAATATCTTTCGGTACTGTTTCCCCAAAAGGAAGCTCCACCGTGACGAACGAGAACGAAATATTATATTTCAATCCCGCGGATGACTTACCAACGAATTCATAGTTGATCCGCTCGTTCCCGACCACCTTGTAACGATACCGCCATTGATTGTGTTGAATATTCGCAATCTCAAGCTCTCCCGTTGTTTGGCCCGCTGTCTCGAATTCGTATAATTCGTTATTTTGCGGGTACATTTTGGTAATGTAAAAGCTATCCTCTCCCAGAATGTACCGGGTTAGCTCGTCTTTTTTATCAAAAAAGGCTTCCATCGTTGGGACGGAAAGCCTTGCTCTTACTTCGATAACTTTTTCGTTATATATTAAGCCGTCAAAGATCCGGCCATTTCGTCCCTTAACGGTACGCGTTGAAATATCCACGGACGGGGACGAATCATCGACCGCGATATTATATAGGCCAAGCTCGGATAGTTTCCGACTTTGGCCGTCTTTTTCGATCATTAAGTCCATGTTTCACCCCTTACGCGAAATATTCATCTAACGCCTTTTTGCGGGCGTCTTTTTCTTTTACCGTTGTATAGATCTTATCACCGACGATCTCGTTGTGTACCTCGAATTTTTGATCTGCGAGTTGTGAGTTTTTCACTTCGTCGCTCAAGTTTTCGAGTGAAGAACGAACGCCCGAGCTTGTCACGCTCGCGCTTGTCGTCATCGTGCTGTTGGTTTGATAATCTTGATCCGTGATTGCTTGGGCATACTGACGAGCCATATCGTTGATGTCCGATACCCAGTCACGCATACCGATATACATACCTTCGCCCGTAAATCCACCGATTTTTTTCATCACCCGCGAAGGTGAGTGGATATCAAGAGCAGAACGCATGATCGAAGCGATATTCGAAGCAATACTATAAGCAAGGCTATAAATCGATCCGGCCATAGAAGCAAGACCGTTAAAAAGCCCGACTCCGGCATTGAAACCAACAGACGAAAGCGATCCTCCTAATTGACTAAAGATCGATACAATATTCGATCCGGCCGATTGTGCAAGGCTCACGGCCTTATTGAGACCGGAGCTCATAGAAGACACGACCGCGTTCATTCCTTGTTTCGCAACGTCCGACACGCCTTTAAACGATTGAGTAAATGCTGTCACTAATTGCTTGCCAGCTTGCGACGTCGCTTGCCAGATCTTCGAAAGCCCCGTTATTACAGCTTGAGCCGTCGCATTCATTGAGGTTGTGACAGCCGTCTTCATTTGGTTGTAATTGTTGGTTACTGCTTGCGACAATTGCGCGCTTGATTGTTGCGCTTGTTGCGTTACTTTGGCAAAGTCAGCTTGTGCATTGTTCGCCATCGTATTTGTAGCGCTTGTCGCCCCCGCTTGCATTTGTTGGAAGTTGCTTACCACTCCAGAATTCGCAAGTTGAGCGTTCGTGGTTGCGGCTGTATTTACGCCCGCCGTGCTCGCGTTCGCATTGTTCATCAACTGATTCAACTCGTTAGTTGAGTGAACATTCAATTGGTTGATGTTGCTTGTAACGCCCGAGCTCATTTGGCTCGTTTGAGCCAACGCGTTTGCGTTCATTTGGTTGAAGGACGCGTCCGCATTTGAAGTAAGCTGTTGCATATTCATTGTGCCGTCAGCGTTCATCATACCAAAGTTTGTTGATACGCCTTGTTGCATAGTAGTCGTGGTTGTCATCGTACTATTCGCAAGGTTCATCATGTTATTCGATACGTCCGCGGTCATCGTATTTGTTGACGTGCTGACGTTCGCTTGCATTTGTTGATAGTTTGTGCTGACGGTTGTATTTGCGGTTGTTGCGTCCGAGCTTACCTTCGCGGTCGTTTCCGAGCTCTTGTTCGAAATATGATCCGCTGTCGCACCGATCGTCGCTTCAACCTTCGCTCCGCCTTCTTCGGACTTGCCCGTGATCCAATCCCAGATACCACCGAAGAAGTTACCGATCGCGTCCGCAACGCCCTTGAGAGCGTTCGGAATGAATTCAAGCAATGCTCCGCCGAATCCCTTGATAATCTCCCAAGCAGCCTTAACGATATTAGGCAATCCGGTAATGATAGACGTTGCGAGTTGGACAATCAATTGCAAGCCGGCCATTGCGAGTTGTGGCAATGCTTGAGCAAGCCCCATGATAAGCTGACCGATAATCTGCATACCAGATTGAGCGATCTGTGGTAACGCGTTGATAAGCCCTTGTACGAGGGTCACGATCAACTGAATACCACCTTGTAAGATAGCCGGTAAGTTGGCGAGGATCGTTTGAATGAATCCGACAATGACTTGCGTTGCAATTTGGATGATCGTCGGCAACGCTTGGACAATACCATTTACGACATTCATCAAAATTTGAATTCCTTGTTCAAGGATAGAAGGGAAGTTTGCTTGTAAGCTCGTGATGAAGTTTGTCGCGATCTGCTGTGCCGTCGTCAGTAATTGCGGTAAGTTTTGCAAAATACCATTCGTCACGTTAACGAGTAATTCCATCCCGATTGATAGCAATCGTGGTAATGCTTGAAGCAATGTATCAACGAATGATCCGATGACAGTTATTGCTGACGAAATAAGCGATCCCGCATTTTGGCCCACGCCTTGGACAAGGCTTGCAATAAGCTGAATTCCCGCGTCAACGATGACTGGAAACATTGTCGCGAATCCTTGCGCTAGTTTAGCGACTAAATCCGCACCCGAAGCGATAAGGCTTGGTAATTGACTAGTAATGCCACTTACAAGATTTTGAATGATCTGTGGCCCTTTTGTCGTCACCGTTTGAAGTAACTGATCGATCTGTTTCCCAAATTGTTGGTTGATAAGACCAAGGCCGGCAAGGACAAGTCCCAAGATAGCAGCCGGACCGATTGAAGCAAGGGCAATTCCCATCACCGAAGCGATTCCGCTTGTCATCATGCTTAAAATGGACATACCTTGCGAAGCAGCCCCACCGAGCACGCCCGGAATTCCGGCAACTTTGCCAGTAAAACTAGTAATTAAGCCCCCGGCTGAACTAAACGCACTTGACGCGATCGATCCGAGGCCCATTGTCTTGCTTGCAACAATTCCCATGACACCCGTCAGACTAGTCAAACCACGAACGGCCGGACCGAAGGCAAACGCGCCCACTAGCCCTGTGACTGCCGGTTTAACTTTTTCCATTGTGCCCTTGAATTTTTGAGCTTGTTCATCGGTCATTTTCGTACCGTTCAAAAGCTGATTGAGGGCCGGATTCAATGAGTTTAAAGCGTCTAAAAAGTTTTGAAGGCCTTGAGAGTTGGATAACTTATCGACTAGTTTATCAATCCATTTGACGAGCGTCGTTAGAACCGGTAAGACTGCCGTCCCGATCTTAATTTGGAGCGTTTCCCACGATCCACTCAAGGCTTCGACTGCCCCTTTTAAGTTGTTGAGCTTTTCGGCCGCCACTTGAGCAGCGCTCACTTTGTCGATGGCTTCTTGCATTTTATTCGCGCCATCTGCCCCCTCGTTCATCGCGATAGTTGCAGCACGAACCGCGTCCGTACCAAACATTGTCTTGAGGGCCATTTGTTTTTCCGCGTCAGTCAATCCGCCGAGCTTGTCTTTCAAAACTTGAGAAATCTCTGCGAATGACTTGATCTTGCCTTCTGCTGTGAAGAATTGGTTTGAGCCGTCTTCTGTGATGATTCCCAACTCACGCATGAGATTCATTTGTTTCTCGGTTTGCGGTTGGAGATTCATCAGCATAGTTTTTAGTGATGTACCGGCGTCTGATCCCTTGAGTCCGTTTTGAGCGAAGACTGCGAGGGCGTTTGTGGTATCACGGAATGATAAACCAAGCCCAGACGCGACCGGAGCAACTGCGGAAAGACCATATTTCAGCTCGTGGACGTCTGTCGCTGACGCGTTAGCAGCTCCCGCGAGTTGGTTTGCCGCTTGTGTAGCTGTCATGCCATCCCGACGGAAGGCGTTCAATGCCGTTGAGGTAATTTCAGCAGCTTCTTTCAGATCTAACTCGCCCGCTGTTGCCAAGTTAAGGGACGCGGTAAGTCCACCGTTTAGGATGTCTTGAGTAGAAACCCCAGCTTTTGCAAGCTCACCGATCGCATCGGCTGCTTCGGCTGCTGAAAAGGCTGTGTCCGCCCCGGCTTTAATCGCTGCGTCGTTGAATTTCTTCATCGTCGCCTCGCTTTCACCAGTAACGGCCTTGATGTTACTCATTTTAGCCTCGAATTCAGCAGCCTTCGAGATTGTACTCTTAATTGCTTGCTTTCCAAGATCAAACGCTTTATATGCAGCAGCCACTCCGAGGACTTGTTTCAGCAAGTTTGTTGACGCGCTCGCCGCTCTGTCCGTATGGCTTACGATACCCGTCAACGCTCCGACTGCCTTCTGTCCGGCCGTCTGGAACGCGTTTCCGAGCTTCCCGCTTACGTTACTAGCGAGGTTATTGACGGACGAAAGCACCCGTCCACCGAAGGAATTCCGCACTCGATCCGCGAAGCTGTTAGCCTTGCTTGTCAAGTTGGAAAACATACTAGACCATGACGAGTTGATCGGATTGAGAACTTTCTGCCCGAGGGCGCTTGTGATTCGTCCCGAGATACCTTGAACCTTCGCTTCGAAGCTCGCAAGATGGCTCGAAATGCCGTCAAACGCTGTCTTATATGGTCCACTCATGTTCTTCGCGGAATTCGCGAAAACTGTGCCGATAGAGTGTGCTTTTGAGCTGATCCGCTGTGCCATGGAATCGACACTATTCGCGAGCTCCGCAAACGCGCTCTTTGGTGATTGTATAGCCTTCGAAATATCGAAGCTAAACGCTTTTTTTAACCCTGAATTAACTTTTGAACCGAAAGACGTGAGATCGCCTTTCATTGCACCGAATACACTTTTTACTTCGTTAGATAAGCGAATGAAGCCTTTTCGAATCGGGTCGGGCAATTTTGCGCCGATGTTAGAAGCGATACGTTGAAGCTCACCGATTGCAATTTTAACGCCACCGGTCAAGCCTTGGGCAATTTTCGAGCCCGATGATTGATTGCTCTTCGCTAGTCGATTCATCAACTCACCGACTTCACGAATCATCTGATTCGCGCTTTTTGACGCCGATTGCGCTGCTGTTTCGAACGCTTTCTTCGTCGCGCTTACGACTTCGGCCATGGCCTTGTCATATTCTGTCAGATCCGCGCCAATTAGGGCCGTAATTGATCCATCAAATGCCATCGCTCCACCTCCTTTATATTATTTTCTGTTCTGGAAATGCTCGTTCAATCTCTCGATTTTCGCGATCAAGTCCTTTCTGTTTTCAATTTGTTTCTCTTTCTGTGGATCAAACAAGCGTTTGATCTTGTCCCGATCCTTTTTCTTGCTTAACTTGCTGATCTCCGCTTTTTTCGCGTTTAACGTATAGCGAAGATTAAAGGCGAGCTCAACAAGATTTTCTCGCTCTTCAATAGCACGATAATAAAGCCCTTCGCGAATCGCGTCGAGCTCTCTCTTCGTGCATGAATAGATTATCCTCGTATCGGTCAATCCCAAGCGGGCGCACTCGATTAGGACAACGCGCTCTTCATCCTTCCAATTTGTGCTTCCGTTTGCTCGATCTGGAATTGGGCTGTCGCTTGGTCTTCCGCTGTCTCGGACTTCGCTTTCAAGTATTTCAAGGCCAACTCGAGCTTCTCGATATACTTCAAAACTTTTTCGTTGAAAAAACCTGAATCCACCATTTCTTCTTCGATAGCTTTGAAAATAGGCTCGGTATTCGTAGCGTCCAATTCCTCTAATTTGAGAGCGATCGCGCTCAATGCTTCCTCGTCTGATACAGCTTTCGCGCTCTTGCTAGCGCATAACTTGATAAGATCCACGATAGCGGAATCGTTACGCTCCACGACACGAAGGAATAAAGCGCCCACTCCGTCCTCATTTGGCTTGCCGTTATCGTCGCGAGTAGAAAGCTCTTTATTGACTTTATACATGAGCATATAATCAAACTTGATCTCGATTGCACGTCCTCTAACTGAAAATTCCATTGTTAAACTCCTTTTTTATAAAAAAAATAAAAGCAAAAGGGCTTTCGAGGCCCTCTTGCTTGAAAAATTAGCGTGTGATGTTGTTGTAATCGCCGGTAGTTTCCCCCGGATTTTGGTATTCGTAAACGTCGTTCAACATTGCAATTTCTTCTGTTGACAACGGGAACTTACCATCACGAAGACGACCAACAATACCCACGGTATAGCTCAACTCAACGAATCCATCAACTGCGTCGTCGAATTCGATATCGTCTGTAATCTTACCATATCCGAATTGTGCCGGATAAGTGTCTTTTCCGGTTGATGTTTCTTTCACGCTTTCATCAACGACCACGCGCCAGATTTTGACAGATTCACCCGTTTTCTGCGCGTCAATAATGACTTGTACTGATGGATCTTTAGGCGCAAAATATTGAGACAACTCGATAGAGTGCTCGTCGGTTGCTTTTTCAAGCAAACGCCCTTGTTGTGTCTGCTCGTCAATGTACTCGCCACCCATTGTGGTAGATCCATCTTTACGGTAAGCCGGAAGCATTGCTCCCGTGCCTTTTTCAGCATGAATTGATTGAATAAAGTAAAATACTTTTTTACCTACGACCGGCTTCGCGATCGTAATTTTAATTTTTGCTTTGTCTTCTGCTCCACTCATTGATTAAGTGCTCCTTTTTTAAAATATAATTTCTGTTAAATTAATAACGATATGATAGACCTCTCGGCCTATCGAGTCATCTTTCAAGACGGTTGACGCCATCCGATTATTCCGACCGATTCGCCTGATCGCTTCTGATCGCACTCTCTCGACTCCTCCGCGACTTTCGTCGTCCGGTAAGAATATATCTATCTGGATGCTTAAATCCTCGATTATAAGCCCCGTCTGGACCGTTTTCGAGGTGTCCGAGCTCGTTTGCCCGATCACCAAAAACGGCTCGAGTACGTTTGAATCTGGAAGGTTGAAATAGATCGGAATATTCAACGGCTTCAATTTTTCTCGCAATTCCGCGAGTGTCTTGATCGAAGGTGCTTCAAATTCCATGGATCACCTCCTGAACATTTTACGAAGATTTTTGAAAAGAACTTCGCTTTCTTCCTTAACGGCCGGCCCGAGGAAGGGTTGAGCCTTCATCTTACGCGTTCCGAGCTCGACATAGACCGAATAACCCGCCGGGGACGTTACTTTGTACCGTAACATACCGACCCGAGCAACAAAGATCCCGTTTCGCATAAATCCGGTATCGACTGCCGCTTTTATTTTGGCTTTTCGCTCAACTCGCAAGGCCGATCTGTGCAATTCAGCACTTACCGCTCGCCTCGCTTGCTTCGGCTTATTTTGGACACGTCGGATAAACTTATCGAGCCCCTTGACTTTATATGAAAAACTCATAGATAAATCACCGTGCTATTATGATGATATCGTTTGCCTTTGATTTTCATTTTCTTGCCCTTGTAAATGACTTCGGAAAAATCCCGATGGACGCCTTGCAAGTGCAACTTGAACGCGTCAAAATCGTACTTACCAAAGAGCCCCATCATTTCGTAGTTGGACATAGCATTGCGCATACAAGGAACGGGGAAGCTCTTCTTCTTCTCCACCTTATCCAGTAGCTCGTCCGTTGGGCGTTTCTCGAAAATCAAGGTTACGCGGTCATTATAGATCATACACGCGCCCCCCTTAAATGAATCTAGCGATCCCACGGGCGCGATGTTTCACCGCGAGGCCTTCGAGTACGGCCTTATTATCATCTGTTAGATAGCCATCCTCCCAAGTAAAACTCCGGCCTTCTTCGCTGTCAGCGGTTGCGCCTTCCGAGTTTAGGCGGTTGAATCGACTGACAGCCACGTCACGAAGGATATATGCCACCGTTTCGGGCAATTCCTCAAGCGGAGAATCAGAAAATCGGTTGACGTAAGCGATCATACGCTCGAAGCTATCCCGTACTATTAGGGCCAATAAATCGTCTTGTTCCTGATCGCTCTTTGGAATTCCTTTCAGCAAGCGAATCTCTTCCGTTGCTCTTTCTAGCTCAATAGCTGTCATCGTTCACCTCCTAATTAGGCTGCTACTGCTGCCGGTTTTTCGATTGTTGTCTCAACGACACCTTCTGGAATTTCAGCAAAAAGAACGTTCGCTCCGAAGAATACAGACTCGAAAGTCAAATTCTTCAACGCACGGTCACGAGCTACTGCAATAAGCCCGGTCTCGTCTGTAAAGTCTGCAAACAATCCGCCAAGATCCCCAGTCGCAACGTTCAAGTTTGCAAACACCAAGTTTTCAACCGCTGTTGTGTAGATCTTGCCTTCTGGTACACCGTTCATTACGATGACGTTTTGCATACCCAAGAAGTTTTTGAGTAGAGTCATACCAAAGACGTTAGAAGCGTTAGCGCCTACGCCGGCGTTTCCAAGGTATTCAGCAGCGTCAACTGGATTCACGAAAGTAACGATTGGAGAGCCTTCAAATTCGTTGAAAGTTGCGATTTTTGCCCACGCTTGAGCAAGTGCACCTTGCAATCCTTTACCTTTATTTTTAGTCGGGTTTGCTTTCAAGAATGTAAAGAATTGCTCTTTAATTCCGTTTTGGATCTCGCGCATAAGACGAGTATCTGCTTCTGTGATAGCTACTGACGCACCGTGACGAGCGATTGCTTCTGCTGATACGGAACGACGTTTTTTGAACCAAGCGACTTCGTATGCTTGCGCTTTTGCGCGAACCATTTGAGAAAGCGGAATGTCTTCACCTTCTGCCGGGTTAGTTGCGTTCACGTCCGCGGTCCATTTGTAAGTTTGGATCTTGAGATCGCTTGTCAATTCTTGACGACGTGTGACACCGAGAAGTGTCAAAAGATCATTGATGTTTTTTGAAAATTTGTTGACAAAATCAATGGACTTAATTTCGCCCAGATTCGCCATTGTTGTTAGTTTTGCTTCAGCCATATTCTAGCCCTTTCTGAATAATTGAATATTTTCTGCGATTGCGCGTTGACGTTCTTCGTCGTTTTCAATCGCCATGATATCCTCTTTCGTGAGTCCGTTGATAGCCCCACGACGAGGGGTGCTTTGTACTAAGCGTTCATTGACGCGTTTTTCAACCTCTTTGTCAAAAACATTTCGCAAGTCAGAAATTTTCGCTTTGACTTCTTCGGCTGTCGGAGCGAGAACGTGTCCGAGGAATTCTTGCGGAAGGCCTTCTTCCACTAGCAACGCCATCGTTGCCATTTTCATTTCTCGTTCTGCGATTGCTCGCTCGCGCTCTTCAATAGCCTTGATTCGCTTCGCCTCCTCTTCTTTGGCGCGTTCGTCCTTGGTTAGCTTCGCGAGGCGTTCGCCTTCGCTCTTTGCAAGCTCAAGGGCTTCGGCTTGTTCCGCTTCCCAACTTGCGCGAGCTTTTGCGAGCTCCGCTGCTACTGCCTTCCCGAATTCGGCGCGTGTGAAGGTACGCTCTGACTTCTCTTGCTTGGTCTCAACTTGTTCTTCTTGAGCGACGTCTTTCTCAAGAGCTTCTGTCTCGACTGTTGCTTGTGTATTTTCTGACATTTTTGTTTCCTCCGACGGTTACGCCGTCACTCGATGATCTCGCTTTACGTCCGGCGACGAAACAATGCAGCTTTTTACGTCCTCCGCATAGTCTGGACAACAAAAAAAGCGGTCTATTCCCGCTTGTCAAGATACCGGATCACCTCCGATCTATTTTGTGTGTTTCTTTATCGCTGTGATGATTCCGTCGATCAGCCCGGCAATGATGGACCACCCTACCAATACCAGAACAGCAAGACAGATCATGCCCGCGACAAACGAAACAAGATCCCAAATATTTATCATCATACTCCTTTCTTATTTTGAGCATAAAAAAAGCGCCTAGATTATTATCTAAGCGCAAGATAGGCGGGACCGCCGGATGTCGCCCGCATTTCTCGACCCACTAGCTAAGTGGCGCGTTGGAGGCGGATACTTTTCAACCTCTATCTTTACTCTAAGTATATCACATATCGTCTTTAGAGTAAAGTATCTTTTGCTCACGTTTCAATTTATTTAATTTTTGTTTTTTAATTTTGTGATAGTGAATGATGTAGCTACCATCATCTTTTTGAATAAGTGCCGCTTCCATTAGATATTTCAAACGTTCAGGGACTTTTTTGTAGAGTAATACCGAATTGTTATGATGGTTAGAATTATCCGCAACATAATCTGGACTAGCAACCAATTCTTTTAACAATAACATTTGTTCCAACGGGAATTCTGTGCCATGCTTTTCTAAGGTTTTTGCCAAATCCTTACCGGTCACTTGTACACGTTTTAGTAACTCTTCAGTCCCTTTCACACTTGGCAACTGTCCAATTGTATAGCTCTCTGCAAGACTTCGTTCAATACTCTTGTAAGGTAAGTTCCCTTTTGATATATCATCCCACAAATTAGTAAGATCATCTTTTAGCTTCTCAAAATCGTTATCATTAACCTCGATATCACCATTCAACTCTTCTTCGTCCGGCATAATCGTAGAACGGCAATTATAATGGAACGGAGGCATATTGACCCCGACTTGTGCGTCCTCGAGTTTATACAACTTGTCTTCTTGCGCGATATTCCGACAAATTTGAGTCGTTCGATCGTCGAGTACGACCAAGATCCGATAGTATTTCAAGCCTTCGCGCTTGTATCGCTTGATCGTCGCCCGATTGACGACGGCCGTTGCGTCCGTCCGAATCAATGTTTCCGCTCGTGAACGTGCTACGTTGAATTCTTTTCGAATTTCTCGGGCCATATCTTGCGGGCTATCCCCACGAATAAAGCCTTGACGGAATACCTTTTTGAGACTATCCGCGAGCGCGTCCGTATTGCCCCAAAGTTGCGCGGAATAGTTCCGGCCGTTGAATGGTGTCTTGATAACTTCTTCAAACGCCGGCCGATTGATTGCACCCGCACGTCCACCGACTGACTTTTGATAAGCGTATTCTGCCACGTCATAGAGATATTTCTCAAAGCTCTTATGCAATGCCCCAGCAAGTACACCGGCGCGATAGACGGCCTCTGAATTGAGTACTTGGAGACGCACCGCCCGAGCTGACGCGTATTGCTCATTTAACCGGCGCAAGAGCTCGGGATCTTTCTCCGCTTGCTCGCGATACCGTCGAGCGTTTTCAGCGTAATCGCTCAAGTCCTCGCCTCGAAGGCGCTTCATTGCGTCTTGATAACTGATTTCGTGGTCTTCTGCGAAACGTGTATAAAATTCAAATACTGACTTTTGAAGGCTCACGGATTGCTCACGATAGATCTTTTCCATTTCAGCAAAGAAGTTGATATCCTTCCGATCGACGTATTTGAAAATCTCACGGGCTCGGTCTGTCCAATATCGATCATGATCCTCGAGGATTTTCAGATTCTTCAATTTGTTCGTCATCTGTCACCTCTCCGTCTTCTTGATCTTGCTTTTCGAAACGTGGCAAGACTTCGAGTTGTTCTTTTGCTTCGTCCTTCAAACGCTCAAGCTCGACTTCTGCGTCGATTCCCGTTACTTGATTCAAGATCTCGAAGATCGTTTGCTCGCTCACGATTCCGTACAGCGTGCGGACCATTTCAACAATCTCTTTTTCATTTTGCGGAACGTTCGGACGGAATACGATCGTGGTCTCATTGATAAGCTCGTAAGCCGTGCTTTCGTTCCCTTGGATTTTCCAAATATTCACCGCTAAACGCAAACGACGCATGAGCCCCGCTTCAAAGAGATCTTGTTGTTGCTCGCGATAATTATCAGCGGCCATCAATTTATATTTCATGGACTCGCCCGATTGAACGCCTCCGAAATTGTTGTCCGTGGTGTCCGGCGTGAACGTAAACCGCAAGATATCATTCACTAGTCGTTCTTTGTACGCTTCCGCTCCCGCGCTGTCGTATTGTTTAACGAGATAGCTTGCGTCCGGCGCTGAACCTCCCGGATTCGGATTGTCGTCCAAAATAAGCACTTGAGCGCGCTTGTAAGCCATCGACACCCCGAGGCGACCGTTCGGATTGATTCGACCATCATCGAAGAAGTCCTTCTCGTCCGCTCCCGTGTACGGGTTGCCCTTAATCAACAAGATTGCGTCGTTGCTGTTTTGTTGGAAGTTGGCAAGCTCTGACTGTGACAAGTCGTAAGCGTCGATATTGTCCAATACTGACTCATACGATCCGAGGCGCTCTTCGTTGTTGCTGTACTCGTTGACTGGTACGCCGTGGAAGAAATGCTCTTGCTCGTCTTTGAGCTTCATTCCGTCGCTCTTCTGCGAGCTCCACTCGTAAGTATAGACACGATCGGCTGTATATACCTTGATGATTGTCTTTCGTTTCGCGTCTCCATAGTCAACGTCGTAATAATTGACACCCATCAGCGAATTCTGCTCGTAAGTGTCGTCGTAAATGACGAAAGTTTGCTCCGGGCTCAACTTGTACAACTTCACCCAAGCGACACGATCGCGCTCCGTAACAGTCAAAAGCTCATAGGCTCGACCATAGACGCAAAGATCCTTCTTGATCGACGAGTTGTGTTTCTTCTCGTTGTTCTTTGCGGAGAAAGACTTGATATTCTCAAGCACAACGTCGTCTTCGTTCTTGTATTCGACCGGATTCCCAAGCATGTAACCTTGTTCGAACATAGTTATATACTTTGCAAAATCGCTCGAGATTCGGTTGTCCGCTGCTGTTGAGTCTTCCTTGTCTGGTCGATACTTGATATTGTTATCGCCTTTATAATAGCGCTTGAGCTCTTGCAAACGTGGCAATTGCTCTTTCTTGTGTCGATTGACGTATCGCTTCAATTGCTCGATCCATACGCTCGACGCATAATCGATGACTGCGAAGTCTTCGGTCATCATAAAAAAATGATCGTTCGCACGTTCCCCGAAGCGCGTCCCTTTTAAAAAATTAGTAACCAATTTTACCTCCCGAAATAATATGACGCGTTCTTCATTCGTTCTTGTACTGACTTACTTTGTAAGATACGATCTTGTAACGCGTACCGAATCGCGTCGATACAATGGTTGTATGAATCGACGGGCTCGTTTATGTATTCATTTGTTTTCTTGTCTTTCTTCCACGTATAATTCTCAAGCTCCTCGATCAGCTTCACGCAACGCTCGTCAACCACCCAGTCGAATTGGAGGAGATATTGAATTCCTTGCATAACTGATCCCGGTCCTTTCTGTGCGTCGATAACTCGAGGAATTCCCGAATTCCGGAGCTCTTGATTCGATTTCTTTTCCGCTGAATCGGCTCGGATCGGCTCTTTTGCATACCCGAGAGACTTGATAGCCTCCGCGATCTTGTCGTTCGTGAGCCCTTTTCTGACATATTCCTCAACGACGTATAGCTTGCGATTCTGATCGTCTATTCGAACGTGTAAAAACGCGCTCGGGTCATTGATGAATCCATAGTCCAACCCGAAATAGGCCGGCAAGTGCTCCCACTCGGACGGGTTGAGAAGACGCTTCTCGTACTTTGGGAAAACGAGCTTATCAAGCGTTGCGAATTCACCTAAAGCGTATATTTTGTAATAAGCCTCGTTTCGGCTCGCTAGCTCCTCGATATTCTCTCTTGTGATATCGTCAAGAAAACGATTATCCTTGTATGTTGTCTGATAGACGACTGTATTTTTTGGCGTATTGATAAAAAACGCATTATATACCCAGTTAGCTTTCGACACCGGGTTAAACATTAAGAAGATCTGTCTCTTCTTGTGTTTCTTATCCCGTAACCGTAGCGTCAACTGTGTATAATCGTCAAGCGTGAATTCCGAGGCCTCTTCCATCACCACGTCAGAAATGCCCTTGATGGACTTGATTTTCTCCGGATTGTCTAGCCCCTTAAAAATAAATTGAGCCCCGTTTGGGAGCTCGATCCGATATGCTGAATTATTGACCTTGCACTTGTCGAGCAACTTCCAAGTCTCGAGGCATTGCTTCACGTCCTCGAATATAGAGTCGTACACCGTCGCCCCGACTTTTCGAAGAAAAAGGACCTTCCGCGGATACTTCCAATCTTGACACGCCTTGAACACGACCTTTTGGATCACTCCGTGGCTCTTGCCACTAGAAGCACCCCCATAATGCACCTCGGTAAAGGTATCATAGTCTGTCAGATTGTCGTAGATATGCTTGTTGAAGACACGGCTTGGATAGTTGAATTCGATCTTGATCCGTGGTTTAATTGTCGTCGTCATCCCACTCACCAACTTTTATTTCGATTGTTCGTTGAGTGATCTCTTGCTTGTCAACAAATAGTCCGAATCGTTTCCCAAGATCAACCGCTGCACTTCGTCGTGTTGATACGTTCGGGACAGCGTTCACGACTTTTTGAGTCCCTTCACCATCAAGCACCAAAAGGGGCTCGGTCACTTCACCGCGCATAACCGACGTAAGGAATTCAAGGACCTCTTGTTGGTCTGCGACACGTTCCGACTTCAATTTCTCAAGTCGTTCGTCTATATAGGCTTTTACATTAGGATTTGTTAGGAGTTGGCTTGCACATACTCTAGCTGTCGCGTCCTTCTTAACGTTCGGATAAGCCTTTTTATATGCCTGTGTAGCATTAAGCGAAATGATATACTCGTCAGCGAATTTCTGTTGTTTTTCCGTCATCCCATCACAACGCACCCCCTTTCATCGGTTATTTTTGGGAAAACAAAAGCAGCTCCGGAGTAAGTGAGAGCTGCTTTTGAAGAATGGAAAAGTTAGACAAGGTGAAATGAAGGTAAAACCTTGTCGAAGCGGACGGGCGGAATCGAACCGCCTTGAAAATAAAAGTTAGGAGACCCACGAAAAAATGCTTACTGGTGTTTTTGGTATTTTTCAAAATGAAACGTCTGTCGTCCGCGATGAAGATTGTCGTTTCCTTCAATCTTCCGATAATACAATTTTACCACCTTTTTTTGAACACTTTTCCCAATTTTTAGGCCCTTTTTAGAAAAATACTTGTATATTTCTTTTCTAGCCCCTCAAAAAACGGTTTAATGATATTCCGATAGACTGAATTCTTTGACATAAAGAGCTCGAGCGCCACCCCTTCGACATTTTTCGATCGTGTCACATAGAGCGCTTTGATTGCCTCCCAACTCGAGGGAGCGCACTCGCTCGTGTATTCTGTGATGGCTTCTGCGAGCGTATAGAGTCGAATCAACTCCGGATCGTTTTCCTTGAGAATAACGTTTTTTAGAGCCTCCGGCGTGTTAGTTGCTGACTTGCTCTTGATGAACCAATTCTCGTCAAAATTTTGATACGGGAATGTTATCTCCTCGATCCGCTCTTTGATCTCTTTATCAAACGGATAACGTCGAAGCGCGTCTATCAGATAGCCATATCTTGTTTCAATTCTCAAGCTCCCCTCCTTTCTAGCTTTTAGCTATTTACTTTTCTTTTTCGTACACGTCAAAGACGCCTCTCTTGTGACTGTTGCGGAATTTCATCGCTTGGTCTTTCGTTTCGAATTCAAACTCCTCGAATGTTGTCGAATGATTGCAATCCCAACGCGTCAGCTTGTCATACTTTCTCACGATATAGACTTTCACCAATTATCCCCCCACGCCGTTTCGATCAGCAACCTCTTGCAACTCTTCGGCCACCTTCGAATTATATTCGGCGTTTAGCTTATTTATTATAGTATCTTGCATTTTGTTCCGTTCATTGCTCTTTTCGATTGAGCGATCATGCTCTTCAATCTTGAGTTGTAACTCCTTCGTTCGTTCTTCTAGTGTCACGATCCGAGCGTTCATGTTGACGCAACAAACGACGAGCACGATCACGAGGGCTGCAATGTTCAAGATCCCGAGTAAATGCTGTTTCATTTTTGGTCCTTCCTATTCGCTCGAAACGCGACGATTAAAGCCCAGACGAAGCCACCAAGCCAACCACCAATGAATCCGAGGAAGATTGTATCTAATAGATTCATGCTTTCTCCTTTTTAATTTTTTTCGATCAATTGAACGTTCTCGCCCAACAATTCAGGATTTTCGTAAATGTTACCCAGAATTACTTCTGCCTCAGTCCACGCATAACCTTCTCTAATACCTTTTAGGTATATAGCTGGCATACCTCCTATGTAAGTGCCACCATATTCTTTTTCTAGGTATACTTCATGAGGACAACCTCTGGTACATTTTATAATGTCTCCGACAAAGACTTCTTTGCCGTTCTTATCATGCAAGCCTGTTGATTGCCCAACTGTTTTTTGATCAACAGGACACCAAGAGCCAATAGTAATGTATTGTTCGCTAGCTTCTATCACTTCGTTGATAATAAAGGCTTGTCCATCGTCTTCAATAAGATAACCATATTGCCATTCTCCTTTGCTGTTTTCGTCGATGGATAACCCTCTAAACTTTGGAATCATCTTCCACCTCCTCAACTTCCACGCCTGAACAATCAAACACCCAACCAAAGCCGGCATTTTCTAATTCTTTGCGGGTGAATTTTGTACCGTAAAGATTATTTTCTTCTGGATTCGAAAAAATAAATACTCCTGACTTCTTACTACGATTTAAAGTGCCTTGTCTTGTCCGTAAATTTTTAACACTCACCCTATACCGCTTCTCTTTTTCGACCTCGTAGCCGAATTGGTGCATATTGACAAGGGTTTGGAATGGCTTTGTGTGTTCATCTGCTAGCCACTCTTCAAATTCGCTCAATTCCCCTTCTTTGTAAGTGGAAGGCATTAAGTCGATAGAATGAAAAAGAGCAGTCTCAAAATCATCTTTGTTTTCTTCGTACCAATCAGCAACAAACTGCGGAACGACTAGCTTCTGCGGTTCGTCTAGTTGTTTTAAATAGTCTAAAAGTTCCTCATAAACTTTAGTTCTAAGAATTTCTCCAAATTGAAGTCGAAGCAGTTTCAACTCATATTCATATTTCTCAATCAACTCTTGTTTTTTCATTCTTCCACCTCATAAACTTCAAACAAAGGGTTATTAAACACTTCACAAAAGCCCCCTATTTCAAGTTGTTTGCGAGTGTGTTTTGTGCGATAATCTAACGGTTCAGTTTCCCCACTAAAAAACCATTTATCTGCGCTTGTGCGATAATTTAAGATATCGTAACCTTCTTCCATTCCTTTTACTTTTACAATATACCGCTTCGCTCTCTCAATATGATAGCCATTGACCCAAGCGTCAGCAAAAATGTTTTGCCGATTTTTTTCATCTTCACAAAACCACAAATTCACTTCTTCGGGTGCATTTTCTAGCGCAAAATGTAAAGTCTTGTTTCGTCCTCTCACGCACGAGATCCAGTTTGCCACTGGCCGGGGAAGCGTGACTTTTTCTTTTTCATCTTCCAGTTGTTCGATTAGGTCAATAACAATTTCTCTGTTTATACGTGGTGTATTCCACGTAAGGGTATATGATAGATTCTTTATTTTCTCAATCAATTCTTCTTTCTTCATTCCTTTACCTCCTTAATCTCTGCGAGTGGGCTATGCCGTAACCATGCGAGCCCGTGACGTTCGATCTCCTCAATCGTGAACGTCTGTGTGAATTCGATTGTATATCTCGTTTCATCTTCGATCTCCACGAGATACGTCTTCCATTCCGGCTTGGGATTCTTCGACTTGGAGAGCAAGCTCCGCAAGCTATCCACTCGTTGTTTGGTCTGATCCGCTATCTCTTGTAACGTCCCCGTGGCTGTGAGCTTGCCCTTTTTATAATAAGCAAACATCCGCAATTTTACGGGTGATCCTAAGAGCTTGGTTTCCGACACGTTAAAGACTGCGCATAGATCCTCGATTGCGTACTGGTACGGCATACGCTCGCCCCGTTTCCACGCTGTGATGGTGTTATACGACCATCCGAGCTTTTGAGCGAGCTTGCTTTTTGTCCATCCACGCTCTTTTCTAAGCCGAATCAGATTTTTCGGGAATCGCGAGCGTTGATCGCTGTCATACTTTATCAATTCCATGGCTTACTCTCCTCAATGGTGATCTGGTAATTTTTACCATTGAGCGTGATATCTGTTTCTCTAACGATTCGCGCTTGTTTTCTGTTCAATCGTTCGATCAAAAGGAAACAGATCTCGCCTAGCTCTAACAACGTTTCATATTGCGAGTTATTTTTCCGCTCTATTTCTTCCAAAACTTCATAGTACGTTTTTTCCTTCATTTTTTCACCCCTTCCGCTTGAGCTTCTAACCATTCAAACAAGAGCCCGAATTGTTTCACGACAAGCTCGTTATTATTGTATTTCTTGCAGATCTCCGCGATCGAGCCCGTTACCCATAGCCAATACCGATCCGTATTGAATCCGACGTTTTGCGCTACTTGGTTACTTTGGGCCATCCACTCGGGGATCTCCACACTAAAGAAATGTATATAATTCATCGTCCCACTCCTCCACTCTGACATAGATCCCCACGACCTCACTCCAAAACTTCTCGGCGATCTCGCTTGCCACCACTGCGTCGTTTTTCCAAAAACCCACCTCGGTCATGCAATCCTTAAATAGTTTTTGAAGATTATCCGTGTCTGGTGCTGTCGTCTTATACTGGCCGGACCGTACTCCCTTAATCATCGGAAAGCACCATTTGACCGTGAGCCGGATCGGCCCTTTCAGTTTGTCCAGTGGTACATGACGCGATAGAAGACTTTCAAATTTTGCTCGTGCGTTTTGCAGCTCCGCCGGCTCGTAAAAAATCGGCTTGCCATTTCTGACATTTACTTTTTTCTGTTGGTGTGTCGTTGTTGGGATTTTCTCCATCGGCAAAAAGAATTCAATCATCTATTCATCCTCATAAAACAGAAAAATCAATACATTCTCCCCGATAGTTTGTACCTCGGTGTTGATCCATACCTTGCCATGTTCTTCCAAATACTCAAGGAAGCGATTTACTTCGTTTTCTATGGCATAGAAATATTCCACGTTCGACTTGAAAAATTTTACTTTCATATATTTTTTACCATTTCTTTTTTACTTTTTCTTTTTAGCTACACACTCTCGCGCTTCGTCCATGTTTGGGGACAGGGTTACAGGGTTACAGGGGGCGGGAGCAAAGCCCCCCTGTTCCTGTTCCTGTTCCCATGGACCATCAGGGACATTTTCCCAAATCTCTCCCTCTGGAAGAGGAGAGATTCTGTCCCTCGTTTTGTCCCTGACTTCTCGGGTTTGTCCCTAGAGCTTCAAACCCGCATGGTTGAGCGATTTCTCAGGGACATTCTCGGGTTTGTCCTTGTCCCTAGGGACACTCTAGGGACACAGGGACATTCTCGGGTTTGTCCCTAGGGACAGGGACATTCCCGAAGATGTCCCTCGGGTTTGTCCCTCGGGTTTGTCCTTGTCCCTAATTTGTCCCTGACTCATTTTTAGGTAAAATTTGGTTGTTTTTTACCTCAAAATCGCCATTATTTTTCACCCATCTTCGGATTGTTTTTTCGCTTACCGGCTTATCTTCTGTCGAGAAATATTCCACTATATCGCTCAATTCAACGGGGTTGATTCCGTCGAATAATACTTCCATGGCCGTTATGAATTTTTCGTCAGCGGTTTTCTTTTTCGATTCATTGCCTTTCTTGCTGTCTAAATTCTTTCGCCAATTAGGAGCTGTGTCCTCAAGTTGGATATCTGCAAGAACTCCCGAATCATCCAAGAAATGCACGGGATAACTGAACCACATATTGATAGGCTTGAATTTGGCAAACTCTCGAAGCGTTCCTTCCACGCGCCACGCTGTCGAAATTTCGATCGCTCGACGGGCTTGCTCGATCTTGTCCATCCATGGCTTACGAGCAAGGATATCCGGAACGGCTCTTTCAAAGTGTGTCCGCATGATTGCAACACTTTGAAGATCGTCGAGCGTGACTTCCTCTTGATAATATCCAAGGTTGCACGTTTTTAATGCCTCTTGGTAAATCCGTGTAGCTGTATGATTGATACGTTGCACGATCAATTCTTCCGTGACGTCTAATTCTACCAAGTCGATTAACGCGTCCGGATCTCGAGCGAATACACCCGAACCACTAGCACGGTCCATGGACTTCTTATTCCCTTGCGATCCCTTCGAGTGGTGATGACAGTAAATCACGGAGCACCCGAGCTCTGTCGCCACTTTGTCGAATTGGTTCGTAAAGTGTGCCATTTGATCCGCGCTGTTTTCGTCACCCGTCAAAACTTTATAGATCGGGTCAATAATAACCGCTATATAATTCTTTTTGAGCGATCGGCGGATCAGCTTCGGCGCGAGCTTGTCCATCGGTACAGTCTTACCGCGCAAGTTCCAAATATCTATATTTTGTAAATTGTTCGGTTGCAATCCCATGGCCTCGTACACGTCGCGGAATCTATGGAGACATGACGCACGATCTAACTCGAGATTGACATATAGGACCTTGCCTTGTGTGCAATTCCATTCAAGCCATTTTTGGCCTTCTGCGATTGCGATTGACATTTCGATTAGGCTGAATGACTTCCCGGCCTTGGACGGCCCGGCGATCAGCATTTTGTGTCCTTGACGGAGCACGCCTTGGATCAGCTCGGGAGCGAGATCCGGAAGGTTGTCCCAACTATCGCCGAGCCCTTCCGGATCTGGAAGATCGTCGTTCAAGTCCTCGATATACTGATACCACTCCTCCCAGTTGGCTTTCCCGATATTCGTATCAACAAGGAATTGCTTTTGTCCATTTCGCTCGAATCCCGGCATACGAGACAAGCGAGACGGGTTGCGGTTTTGTGTATCGACCGAGATCCCGTTCTTCTGACAGATCTTATATAAGTAGTCAACGCGCTTTCTGTACTCGTCATAGTTGCCCGCGTCCACCTTCACGATAGCGTGTAAGGACTTGTTTCCACTATATACGAGGGCCACGATAGGAAGCTCAAGTTCTTTATAGATGGCGTTTTGTTTCTCAACGCTCATGCTATCCGACTCAACGAGGGCATAACGGAATTCCGTCACGTTCTCGTTCTTCGCGCCCTTACCGTCTAACGGATTGAAGCGAATCCACGCGCCCGCTTCTTTGTGATAGTCCCCGAGGACCGCTCCAATATCGCCGTTACACTTGGATAACTGCTCGATCAGTTGCCCCGCTGTCCGGTCATACGCTCCTTTAGTCGGAAGCCATTTCTCAATTTCTCCCGTCTCGTCGTTGACTTTTGGATAGCTTTCTGTGACATAACCCACATTTTCGGACGATTCAAACAAGGCCTCGAGGTATCGGATAATCTCTTGGACTGGATTCCAAATTGAGGGCTCATGGATCTCTTTTCCCTCGATCCAATTCTTATCGATGACGCGATAATCGCGATCGATCGTATCGTTCCAATCGAGCTCGTGAGCGCCCTCGCTGTCGTTCGAGTACGGATTCACCCACCCGTGATCTTTCGCAAGTTGGACAATCGTCCCGCCTGTTACAATCGAGCCGGCTTGCTCGTTGAAGGTATCCCACTTTTTGAAACACTCAAATTTACGGTAACGCGTGTCATTCTGCGACCAATTATCCCAATCCGAAGCGGTGTATCCTTCATGCTTTAAGGCAAAGCCGACATTGATCCACTCCTGATAAGAAAGCGTCGAGGGATCAATATAATCAAGTAGTGGTAATAGATCAAACTCTCTTTCGTTATTCATTTCACCCCTTTATTCCTTCCTTAATTTGGTAAGTATTCGCTCGCTCTGATCCCGGGCGGTATTCTCCATCCGTTGGCTGCGATACGATCAATCATGTTTCTTGCGTTCTCAAAACTCCACATCCCGACGTTTCGGAAGCCTCGACTTTCGAGGAAACGAATCTGCTTCGGCGTTGAAAGTCCTTCATTCCGGCGCTTGTTCAAGCGATCAAGTAAGAGATTTGCTTTTCCGGAGTTGCCCACTTCATCAGTAAAGATACCGTACTTCTCGAGGGCCTTGAGTTGGTTTTCAGAAGGCGGGGCCATTTCCCACCCGAATTTCGGTATATAGTTCGAAAGATCTTCGGCGTGGATAGACATTTCAAACTGTAACGGATCGACGAGTTTCCGCTTGCGTTTTCGCATTTCTGCGAGTTGCTTCGCGAGAGCTTCTTCGCGTTCTGCCACGACGTCTTCTGCACTTTTGGCTTCCATAGCTTCAAGGTCAATCACGACGCCCGTTTCCTCTTCCATGTTTTCGACCATTTTTTTCGCCACTTCCGGGCTCTCACATATCAAGTGAGCCGGGCGACAAAGTTCGTGCCGTTCAGTGTGCCATAGAAAATCAAGAAGAAGAAGCTCTTCTTTTCCGGGGAAGAGACGCGTCCCACGTCCCACCATTTGAGAATAGAGCGCTCGGACTTTCGTCGGACGTAACACCACCACGCAATCAACCGAGGGGCAATCCCACCCCTCCGTAAGTAACATCGAGTTACATAGAACGTTATACCGGCCCTTCTCAAAGTCTTCGAGCACTTCGGCCCGATCCTTCGATTCGCCGTTCACTTCGGCTGCTTTAAAGCCTCGCTCGTTTAAGATATCGCGGAATTTTTGGCTAGTCTTCACTAGTGGTAGAAAGACGACTGTTTTTCTGTCCTTGCAATATTCGGCCATTTCGTCCGCAATCTGTACGAGATACGGATCGAGTGCCGTTCCGACGTCGCTTGCTTTAAAGTCACCCGCGGACATTGATACGCTTGAGAGATCGAGATCAATCGGAATCGTTAAGGCTTTAATCTTGGACAAGTAGCCTTCCTTGATCGCTTGCACGAGTGAATACTCATAGGCCAAGCTGTCAAAATACGATCCGAGGTTCTTCATATCTCCACGGTCGGGCGTTGCTGTAACCCCGAGGACTTGCGATTCTCCGAAATGGTTTAAAACTTTCTGATAGCCGTCTGATATAGCGTGGTGAGCTTCATCGACCACAATCACATCAAACCAGTCGGGCGGGAATTGACTCAATCGTTTCTCCCGTTGCATAGTTTGGACAGATCCCACGACCACCCGATACCACGAGCCTATTGACGTACTTTCTGCCTTTTCTAGCGCTGTACCGAGTCCCGTTGCGGTCTTGAGCTTGTCGCTTGCTTGATCCAATAACTCGGATCTGTGAGCGAGTACGAGGACGCGTTTCCCTTCTCGGACTTGATCTTCAATGATTTTAGAAAATACGACCGTTTTCCCCGTCCCAGTTGGAAGGACTAGAAGGGTTCGTTTTCGCCCTTCTGCCCATTCCTTCTGAACGGCTTCCCGCGCCTCTTGTTGATAAGGCCGTAATTTCATTTACGCCTCCTTAAAACTGCCCGGGATTGAATCCTTGAGTTGGTTGCTGCTGATAGCCTTGTTGAGCTTGACCCGGTTGTGCGTTTAATACTTTCGTATAGTCCACATCTTCGGCATAGATCATTCCTTTTACTTCGTTGTACTTGTTTTCGTTATACTCACGAGTTCCTAATTTACAAACTCCGACTTTGCCGATGATTGAGTTCCAATCCATGCGAAGCGGTTCACCTTTACGTTTTTGTCCGATTGCTCCAAAGAACGCGGAGAGCATACCCTCGGTTGAGCTATGCAAGAATAGATTATGACGGAGCTCTGTCTCTCCTTCGTTCGCCACGATTTGAAGATAGACTGTCGCTTTTGGACAAGCCGGCAACTTGCCGGGGTTTTGAGGGTTCGGCGTGTGCCGTCCGCGTTCATAGCTCTTAACTGTGAAATAGTAGAGTCCTTCTGGCAATAGGACAAATTCGGAATCCTTTTGGATCGTGTCATCCCATCCAAATTCGCGCTCAAAGTTGTTGTTGAATTGTTGTTGTGTCATGATTTTTTCTCCTTTAATTCTTATAATTCGTTAGTGTTAAATGGTAACTCCGGATCTTTCCGGACTTGATTTTGAATAACATCCAATGTAGCGTCCCAATTCGCGACGATCATATCCCAGTAATTGCTTGGGAAGTTTTCGATCGGCGTTCCCATCGGAAAGTGTCCGCGGATATATGCCACGTCTTGCAATTCGCTTTTTGTCACATTGTGCGGTGCCATTAAGTCGATCAATGCTTGCGGAAGCGCACTGCTTGTTGGTCGCTGTACGCGCCCCATTTCTTGAGCCACCTCTTGAGCGATCTCGGTCAATTGTTCCTTGATCTCGCTCTTTGGTTGCTCCTCTTGTTGAGGCTCTGGCGTTGGTTGCGCCGGTTGCGGTTGTGCTTGCGGTGTCACTTGTTGCGTTGCGAAGATATGCGCGATACTGTCATAAGTAAATGGCAATTGATCCGGTAAGCCGTGACGGTTCTTTGCGTCCCACGCCGGGCGATGGTTCGTGTACATGACACGCTCGCCCCCTTGAGCTTTTTTCTTGCCGGTGTCCGTCGTCATGACGATTGTCTTATAATTCGCGAAAAGCACCATATCGGCCCACTCCTTAACGAGTGGAGCTGTTTTTGAGCTTGACTTTTGCCCGAGCTTTAATTCGTACCGATCGTATGATCCCATTTCGTCCGGCTGCTCGAATTTCTTGATCTGTGCGTGAGCTGTCAAAACGACGTTGATCCCGTTGTCCACTAGCTCACCCAAGCTATTCAGCAAGCGCCCGATCTCTTCTTGGACGTATGTATAGCCCTTGCCCCACCCGAAATCTTCGATCCCGTTTTTTTGGTGCTGTGCGCAAACATAATCGACCGCGAGTTGTTCCGCCCAGTCGATCGTGTCGATGACTAGCGTCTTGCAAGCGTCTGGATTCGCCTTGATGAACGCGATCTCATTCTTGAGCATTGCCCAACTTGTGGGCTTGTCTAACCGGGCCACGTCCATATTGTCCGTTGATCCCTCGGTGTCGATGAATACCGGATCGGGGAATTGACTCGCGAAGCTAGACTTTCCGATCCCTTCCGGGCCATAGATGACGACTTTTTGAGCCCGGGCCTTCTTTCCTCTTGTAATCTGCATTTTTTATACCTCCTCCATGGTGTCGTAATCGTTGCCATCTGCTAAAAGGCCACGAAGAAAGTTTTCAAAATGTTTGCGTTTTGCTTCTTCGATCTCTTTCGTGAGATCTTTCGGGTTATTGCCATCTAGCGTCTCGAGCTCATACGTTGCATTTACGACGAGCAATTCGCCCCCGAACAGTTCAGCCGTTTTCTGCAATTTATCGCGGTTTCTTTTTAGTAATCCAATATCTTGGCTTGCTGCGTCTTGGATATCTTCCGACCAATTAGCGGTATAGGCAAAAGCTCCTTCGTTGCTTTTGTAATCGACTAAAAAGTTCCCTGTTTCCTTGCTTCGAATAACGACAAATTTTTCTGTTTTTTTCATGATTTTTCCTTCTTTCTTTTTTTAGAATCCGCCTTGCCACCCTTGAGGCTGTGCGATTGCTTCGGGCTCAATACTGTACCCGTCTTCTATGATGACGGAACACTCTCCACCTGTGGAAACACGCGTCGCGATTGCTTGCAAGCCCTCTTGTTCGAGCCATGCCCCAAATTCCGCAAGTGTGATCTGGTCCATTTGTTCGAGCTTGTCAATTAGGACGAAGCCACAATCTGGCTTGAGCTTGCGAACGATAGCCGTTGCAACTTGCAATTGTTGAGATCCCGACATATTATCCCAGCGTTGTCCGAGATATAAGAGCTCGCCATCATCCACGGATAGCCCCGGCAATGGTAAGTCCGCGTTCGTGAGTAAGTCTGTTTTTTGCTTGCGAATACCCTCGATCACAAGATCTAACTCGCGATATTGTTCGCGGTAAACCTTCGCGTCCTCTTCCGCTTTGTCTTTGTCAAGGTTCGCCCGGACTTTGAGGTTGATCTGCTCAATATTCGCGATACTGTCTTCGATCTCTTGCGTTGATTCGTCGATCAGATCTTGCGTATCCTTGCGAGCAATATCCAAGTCTTGCGCGAGTGCTTGCTCTTTTTCTCGGGCTTCTTCTAGCTCTTTTTCCAAACGCTGTACGTTTGCAAGAGCGAAATTATAATCGCTTTCGATTTTCGCTAGATTCTGACGTTTGCGAGCATTTTCGCCATTGCGTCCGAGGATCTCTTGCTGCTGTTGGATCAATTCCGCGATTGAGACGAGCTCTTTCGGCGCGTCCGGATAATATGGCTGCTCTTTGGCAAACTTTTCTTTTTGGTCCGCGATGACGCCGATTGCGTGGCGCTCTTGGTACTTGGTCTTTTCTTCCATTTCGAGCTTGACGAGTTGATCGCCCACCCCGATAATTTGTAGAAGAGTCGTTGCTTTTTCCTTGCTCGTCATTTCCATAAATTTAGGAAGATCAAGAGCAAGCTCTTCGACGAAGCTATCAAGCAATTTCTGGCCGGCCTTATTCCCACTCGGGTCAATAACTTTTAGATCGCTATTTTTGCCCTTGCGTTCGACGATAAGGCCATTCGATAGCGTGATTTTTAGACTTGGGGGAATCGTTGATCCCTCTCGTTGCGGTTGCGAAGGCTTGTACTTATTGCCACCCAAGGCCCACGCTATCGCGTCTAATACGCTTGTCTTGCCTTGGTTGTTATTGCCCCCGACGATCGTCAGTCCCTTTGCTGACGGCTCGATCTTGACCGCCTTTACACGTTTGACGTTTTCGATCTCGAGCTTATTGATTGTTACCATCTTTTAGTTTCCTTCCCAATAGTTGATATTCCCGATCAAGAGACGCGTTCAAGAGTTGGATCTGCTCGCGTTCGATAGCCCGTAAGCGATCGACTTCTTTTTCAAGCTCTCTGATCCGTTTTGACTTTCTACCAAACATGGCTCGCGCTCCAATCGTTATCTGAAATTGAGCTCTTGCGTTGTTGTTTTAAGTCTTCCCAGACACTCGCTTTTATTTCGCGGTTGTATTCTTCTTGAAGATCTAGCAATTCTTGGATCTTCGCTTGCTGCCGTTTCTTCTTTTCTTCTTGTTTAACGTCAATTAGGCAAGTGATGAAGCCGGCCACGAAGAAAATGATCGCGATCGTTCCCGCTCCTAATAATTGACTAGTGAGACTAGGCTCTAACATTTTTGATATACTCCTTTTCCATTTCTAAAATTTCGTACACGTCCCGGACGTCGTACATTTTCTTTTTTCCTTGTTTCCGAAATGCAAGTCCTCTTCGTTCTAGCTTCTTAATGTAGCCATGATCGAACCCGAATTTCTTCATTAAGGCTTTTTGATCTAGTGGTAATCTTTCCAATTTCATTTCTTCCTTGAGCTCTTCTCTCACGATCTCGATCATCTGTTTTAGATAGACTTTCGCGATCTCGTCCGAGATCAAGGGAGGCAATTTTGTTTCCTCCATTTCTTCGTTCCTCCAATTGTGCGGGCAAGCACTTTCTGATATAATTAAGATAGATATTTTAAGCAAGCGTCGGATTTTTCATCCGGCGTTTTTTTGTTCATACTTGTTGAACTTTATACTTAAAAAAATAAGCCGGGATATTCTCTGGATCAATTTCGAGCACTTCGACCGCTCTCGCAATCTCGCTATCTTTCCAAGAGACTTTATTATTCAGCTTTAGCGATACGCTTCTTTCTGATATTCCCAAGGCATTTGCGAATTCTGCTTGCGTCCCGAATTTCTCGGTGATCTTGCCTAAAAGTTTTGAATAATCGTTGCTCATATTATCCCTCCTTTCTTTTTGTTCATGTTCTATGAACTTGATATGGTTTAAGTATATCATGCGTCATGAACTTTGTCAACAACTTTTTTCATTTTTTTTGAACTTTTTTATTTTTTATTTTCTTTTCGTGTGTTATAATATAGTAGAAAAAAGGAGAAGAAGACCATGAGAAAATTTGAAACAGCCGATCGGTTGCGGGAATTGATGGCCGAAAAGAATTGGAAACAAGTTGACGTTATCAATAACTCAAAGCCATTTCAAGAAAGATTAAACGTAAAACTCGGAAAGAGCGCCCTCTCTCAATACGTGAACGGCGTACAAGCGCCCGACCAAAAGAAGCTCGCTCTTTTAGCCTTGACTTTTAACGTGTCCGAGGCTTGGTTAATGGGCTATGACGTACCTCGAGGACGGGAATCGAACGCCGAAAACGAATACTCGGAAACGGATCTCCGAAAAATGGCCGAAAATGCCAAAACATTTGACGGCAAGCCTCTAAATGAAGAAGATATCGAGGCGATCCAAAATATTATAGAGATATACTTAAAAGGGAGATTATGAGACTAGAAGACATTTGTCACGAAGCCGGCGTCACGCTTGCCTATTTCGATAATGATCTATGGCAACGCCCGGGAATGATAATAGATGAATTGAAGATTGTCTTCGTGAATAAGTCCTTGTCCAAGGAGGCCCAAAAACGCGTTATTTTGCACGAAATAGCCCACTTGAACCATTCCAAGGCCCAATACGCTATCAATCCGATCAAGTGCGAGAATGAAGCGAATAGGGCCATGATTCGGGCTCTTATCCGCGAGGAGCTAGACGAAGGCTACGAATTCAACTATATTCGCTTTATGGAGCGACACAAATTAAAAACGACCACGGACGAGATCATGGTCGTTGATGAATATTTTTCGTTAATAGGATAAAAAGGAGAAACATTATGGATTTTAATACAATCAAGAGCTTCGCAAAAAAGGCGACTGAAAAAACAGCGGACGGACTTTCGTCAATGAATGAAATGAGAAAAAAGGCTGCTCAAGAAACAAAAATTTCAATCGGGACGACCACGATCCGGAAAACAATCGATGGTCTCTATTATATCGGATTCTATTCAGAAGCCCCAGAGCTATTCGAATTTGAGAATTTTCAATTTGAGGGATCAACTATCATAGAGCATACAAAAACGACCGGGACGACTAAACAAAAAGGAAAAAAAGGTAGTGCTCTTTTAGGTGCGGGAATTGGATCAGCATTTGGACCAGTAGGTACAATTTTAGGTGGCGTTGTAGGTGCTTCCGGAAAACGAAAAGGCAAAATAGATTCAACCACTATCACCAGTACAGAAGAAAAGCCCGGACGCGCTATATTGTACTTGCGAAATATCGAAACAAACGAGATCAAGACGATAAAAGCTAAAATCACCAATACGCAAGCAGAAAATATAAAAATGTTTTTTGAGTAAAAAAAAGAACCCTCGGGCAAGCCCGAAGGAGAAACATAATAAAAAATTATAAGTTAAGTATATCATAATCATTTCGTTCTTTCAATTGTGCGGGCAAGCTATCGGAGGAAAAACATGATTAAAAAATATACGACAAAAAACGGGGACACCCGTTACTTATTTCAGACCTATCTCGGGATCGATCCCTTGACGGGCAAAGAACGGCGAACCACGCGCCGGGGCTTCAAAACGATAAAGGAAGCCAAACAAGCAGAAAGAAATCTCTTGCTTGACGTGGAAGAAAACGGGCTTCCGTCTAATCGACCGGATGGATTCAAGAATCCCACGTTTGAAGATATCGCTCTTCTATGGCTAGAAAGTTATAAGACGACGGTCAAGGCGAGCACGTTCGGACTAACTGAAGTCAAATTGAAGCAACTTATTAAAAATCACTTTGACGGAGTACGGATTCAAAAAATTTCTGTCCCGTATTGCCAAAAAGTCGTTGTAGCCTTGAGTGAGAAATATATCTTATATACTCACTATTTGTCAGTTATCAACCGGATCTTTCGGTATGCCGTTATGATCGACATTATACCATCGAACCCGTTCAATAAGGTTATCAAGCCAAAGAGTAAGCCCGTTTCGAAGCGCGACAATTATCTGACGAAGGACGAATTGAAAGCCTTCCTCGAGATCGCTCGTGGTGCTTCATTGAGCTATTTCGGGCCGTTGGTCCATCTATTGAGTTATACCGGATTGCGCGAAGGCGAAGCTCTCGCGCTCAAGTGGTCCGATATCAATTTTGAGACTAAACAGATCTCCATCACCAAGACCGCGACGCGTGTCCATGGTAAGCAGATCATCCAAGAGCCAAAGACAAAGAAGAGTATTCGAATGATCTCGATCGATGATTCCACCCTTACCACTCTCAAGAAATGGCGGAAAGACCAGATAAAAATATATTTCAGAAATGGCAAGCATTTCGAGGGCGATGATAATTTCATTTTTACGAACGAGTCCGCGGACTGGATAAAAGCCCAAAATTTCACCCGATATTTCAAGAAATTTGTAAACGATCACGGGTTGAAGGCAATCACGCCCCACGGGTTACGACATACCCACGCAAGCCTATTATTTGCAGCGGGTGTCGAGCCCAAAAATATATCTGATCGTTTAGGACATAGCACAACGAAGATCACGCTCGACCTCTATACACATTTAGCAGACGAGCAACGGACGGACGCGATCGATAAGCTCGTCGAGTACATGATCTTATAATCTCGTATTCAATCCCGTATTCACTCGATGGATAGTGGCTATAAATCCGCTATTATCAAGGGATTCGGAGGGCGTGACAATAGTCTATCACAATATTACCATTTGGGGGTATTTGATTGACAGAAATTTAAGCTTTCCAGTTCTGATAAAAACGAGGTGAATAAAGAGTCTGCATCGCTTTCATTCCGATTGAACGATAGTAGGCCATAAAGTCCTGGTAATAGCTCGGCCAATCCCCCCTAATCTGAATAAAATTCCTAGACTTCAGTGGCCGACACAGGGGATAAAAGGCTTCCAAGTCCAACTCCAGGAGATGCTTTCCTTTCAGATAGAGTTGTTCTTGGAGGGCCATCCACTTAGGATGCCGGTAATACAACTGCTGACGAAGATAGTCCTTAAACTGTCTGTCTAGAGAGACCGTCATTCGTTGCAAGCCTTGTTGGGCAAAGGGGGTCCGCAAAACATCTAACAAATTCCCTCCATAAAAAGGAAAATGTTGAGTCCGATAATGAAGACGCCCTCGCAAGTCTTGATGGATCAGATAGTGGAGCCGAACTTCCTGCTGCTCTAGGTCCAACTCCCAGAGATGAAAGCCCCTATTTTGGCTAAAATAGACAAAACCTTCTTGCAGAGCTGACAGGCTTTTCTTGAGCCATAAGTTTTTCCCTAGCAACCAGTAAACTTGATAACCATGCTTGCGATAGGCATCGCTCCGTTCTTTTAAACGCTCCATGGACAAGGAACTACATTGCACTTCTAAGGCAAGCTTTTGATCTGGAAGGAGAATATCCGCAATCTGTTGGAAAGCCTGCAGAGGACTTTCTACTTCAGCATTGGAGTGTTGCTTGGCCCATTGATAAAGTGCCAGCTTTAACTCCAAATGCTCTGGACTCTCCGTTTCATGATGGAAGGGGCAAGCTTCTAGGTTGACGTGGGCAAAATGTGGACGCATCACAGGCCCTTTCTTTAAGCGGACTTCCTTTCCACACAGGAGACAGAAAAAGGGGCCCTCCTTTTTCATCGGAACCTTCTCCAAACAATTCCAACGCTGTTGCTTTGCATCAGCCGCAATAAACATATCATCACCTCCACTTATATAATTCGTAATAGGGGATACTTATATAAGGGAGACAGAAAAAAAGGAGGCAAGCTCCTTTTTTAGATATGATCTTATTTACATGTAAAGTGAATGTGCATTCATCCTAGACGAGACTTTACATAACGTCCCCCGCTTATTGATCTGACTCACTCGTTTTCTCGCCTGATGCCGGATCGGGAGTTTCCGATGATGGGGAGGTCTCATTTTCAGATGCTTCAGCTTGTTTTCGAGCCGTTTCAAATTTTTCAACAATGGTTGCACGAGTAGCTTCCGGGACCTCGGTGTCTTCAGGCCCTATCGTATCCATGAATTCATTAAAACGGGCCTTGCTCGTTTCCATTTTCTCCTTCAAGTCTTTCAGGTAAGTCTCATAGGTCTCTTTTGCAGAGCCCGTGAGGGATGCTCCTGCTTCTTCCGAATGAGCAACTGTTCGGTCCGTCATCAAAGCATAGAGAGCTTTAAAATCCCCAACGGTTCTGGCATTTTCAAGTTCCTCATCTGTATACAAAACAAAAGGAGACTCTGAGGATCCTTTCAGGCTGGTCACTTTCTTGCCCTGAGAAGCGCTAGAAGACTGGGTTGTTTTCTGAACTGACTTTTCACTGGACGAGGTCCCTTCTTGATTCGAGCAGGCTACTAGCCCAAGCACTCCCAATAAAGCAACCATTGATAATAGTCTTTTTTTCAT